CAGACCGTCGCCTCCGTGCCCGGCGTCACGACAGTGCTCGCAGGCCCGTTGTCGATGACGCAGTAGTAGTCGGCGCCGGCCTCCCGCACGACGTCGCCCTGGCTGTAGTCGGTCGCCGCGCTGTAGGCGTCCGGCTCGACGATGATCGGCTCCCCGAAGCGGTGGAAACGCACGTAGTTGAGCCCGAACTCGAGCGCGTAGGTCTGCTCGGCGTTAAAGACGAATGGGATCAGCGTCTCGGGCGGCCCGTCGGTCAGGCAGACGTCCGACTCCGTCGTGCTGTCCTTGACCTCGGCCACGAACTTGGTCCCGGCATCGTTGAGCCAGGCCCCCGAGCGCCCGATGAAACCGTTGAGGCAGGCTTTCAGCCCCTGCGCGCGCTTGATCAGGTCCGCGCGCGCCGAGATCGCGTCGCTGACCTCACCCCCGGCGAAGGTGCGCTGCATCGACGCCTGGGCCATCAGATGAACCGCGAGCGCGTGTAGCTCGACTCGTCGCGCCAGGTCGGGTGCGGCCCGCCCTCGTTGCCCTCGATCCGCTGCGCCAGCGAGACCGCGATCAGGTACTGCTGCAGGCACCAGTCGCGCAGCTTGGGGTCCGTCCCGAGCAGCATCGACAGCTTGCTCGCCAGGCACCACGCCAGCGCCGTGTCCAGGATCGGCGGGAAGCGCAGCGGGTCCTCGACGTCCTCGATGTACAGGACCTTGGCCTCGTCCTCGATCACATCGGTAAAGATCACCTTGACGTCGTCGAAGCTCCCGATGTCGTACCGCGGCGGGAAGGCGTCATTGGCCCCGCGCACCGTGATGAACCGCAGGATCTGCAGGCAGTCGACCGGGTAGGTGTAGGCGAAATCCCACTCGTCCTCCCACAGCTCGCCCGTGCCGTCGCTGGCCAACGCCAGCAGCGCGTACTTGCGCGCGAAGGGCCACGGGTAGGCCCGCAGGACCTCGCGCCGCGCCTCGACGTAGAAGGCGATCGCGCCGCGGCCCTGCGGCGTGTCGGTCTCCACGATGTCGGCGGCCGTGCCGTCGCCGGACGTGAGCATGCGGCTCTCGCCCAGGTGCCGCAGCGCCTGATTGACGATCTCGAGCTCGTCAGCCGCCATGTCCGCTCACTCCTCCTGCTCTGGGAGCCGGGCCCTGGCGTTCGCGCTCAGGTCGCCGCCGGCTCGCTCTCCACGCTGGAACTCGTCGCGACGCCGACCGCCGGCGCCCTACGCTCGCGCTTCTTGCCCTTGGGCCAGCCCTTGCGCGGGGCCGCGGGCGCCTCCTGCTCGGCCAGCTCCTGCCGGCGCTGCTGCGCCTGCGGGGTGTCCCGGAAGATCGAGGCCGCTGCGTGCGCCGCCATCGCCGCCGCCTCGGCCTTCTTCGCCAGGGACGCCTGCTGCTGCTTGTCGCGCCACGCGCGCCGCGCGTCCTCGAGCCGCACCTGGTCCTCGGGCTTCTCGCAATGCGCGCCAGACGGCGCCTCGTGCAAGGGGCCGCGCCACATGAAGCGCCCGTCCGTCTTGTCGCCCGGCTTGACCTTGCCGGCCCTCCATCCTGTGATCGCGCCGCGCGCCTGGTCGATGATCGGGTGCTTGGGCACGATGACCATGACGTCGGCCACCATCGCCACGCCCGGATTCTCCTCCACGACTCCTGCCTTTCTGCCGCCCGTCCGGGCGGCTCAGCTCAAGCGAAATTCCAGCCAGCGGGGAAGGTCTGCGGACGGCTGTGGAAGCCGCGCCCGAGGTGGATGTCGAACATGCCGGCCGACAGCGCCTGCGCGGCGACCACGAAGGTCACGCCGATGTACTGCAGGATCTCGGGGTCGATGCCGCCGCCCGTCGGGAACGGGATCAGCATGCGGTTACCCAGGATCAGCGGGAACGTGGCCGAGGCCAGGGTCGTGTCGAGCGCGCCCGAGGTCCAGTGCACATTGGGCGTGCCCAGCGTGTCCGCGGCCGAGCTCACGATCTGGATGGTGAGCGACGCGCCGGCCACCGCCTCGTCGAAGCTCTCCTTGCAGATGAACTCGAACAGCAGCTGCTCGGCCCAATTGACGCCGAAGTCGCGCCCGCCGACCGCGCCGGTGTTGTAGACGTTGGTCGAGGCCGTGGTCGAGCCGGCGGCCGCCGCCCCGAGGTCCAGCGTCTCGGCAAAGGTGTTCTGGAGGTCGATGATGGCCATGTCAGGTTTTCCTCGCGGTCAGAGAACCGTTGCCGGTCAGGAGATCGTCGCCTCGTTGTTCACGATGGCGTCGGAGACGAGGATCGGGATGCCGTTGTAGTGCAGCTGCTTGGGGCCCTTGCCGCCGATCTGCTCGAAGGTGAACACGTTGGTGTTCGTGGTGGCCTGCGCCATGAAGGCGAACTGCTGCGCCACATCGCGACCCATCACGAAGGCCGGCTGGCCCATGTACGGCGCGTAGATGTGGTGCTGCATCCGGCCCATCTGGAACAGCACGAAGGTCGCGAAGTCGGTCGTCTGCTGCGCGCCCGAGAGCCCAGCCATTTCGGCGTGGTCCACGTTCGCGAGACGCACGTTCTGGCGCGGGTCCTTGAGCACGAGCCCGAGGTCCAGCTCGACCTGGTCCACCACGCACGGCAGCTTGGCGCCGCCGACGTTGGTGTCGGTCTGCACGAGCTGCTCGCCCCAATCCTTGTGGTAGACGCCGCCCTTGCAGTTGCGCGGGTAGACGATGAACGACGACTCGGGGTGGATGTCGAACAGCCAGATGGACGACTTGTTGGTCGTGCCACCGGCCGAGAGACAGTGATCGCCCAGGGTCGTGTAGTAGCTGCGGAAGGCCCAGCCCAGGAACTCGGCCGCGTCGTCGGCCGGGTTGCCATAGAACACCAGGCTCTCGGCGGTCTTGTTCAGCGCCTCGGTCCGCATGTTGATCTGGCTCATGCGGATCTCGTTCGGGTCGTCGTTGATCTCGAGCAGCTTCAGCGGCGTCACCGCCAGCGTGCCGAGCATCGACATGCCGTCCTCGACCTGCTCGGTGTGGCCGACGGAGGCCGAGATACCCTCGCCCACCTTGAGCACCGTGATCGTGGGCTCGCTGACCTGGAAGGTGCTGACGTGCGAGGTCGTCTTGTTCGACGCCTTCATCGGCATCATCCGGCGCAGCGGCGAGCGCGCGGCGAGCATGTAGGTCATGTCGCGCAGCACACCCTTGGGGTACTCGTTGGCGATGTCAGCCAGCGTGAGAATCGTGTTGCCGTAGACGGTCATGGATTACGACTCCTTCTTGGAGCCCCCGTAGCGGGACGAGGTGGCTGAGAACGAAGCGGAGTATTCGGGCTCGGCGGCCTGCGCGTTGCCGCCCTTGACCGCGCCAGACGGGGCCGACATCGAGCGGCCGAACTGCGCGAAGGCGAGGTACAGCGCCGGCTCGATCATCACGCCGGCGTTGCGCAGCGACTGGCGGTAGCCGGGCGCGACGTGGTCGATGGCCTTCGCGAACCACGCGGAGGTCTGGCGCACCTTCTCGGCGCTACCACCGAACTCCTTGTGCTCGCGGATCTCCTTCGACCAGCCCGCGAAGGTCTGCTGCACGGCGGCCTCGGACGCGGCCTTGGCCTCGGTCAGCGCCTGCGCGTAGCGCCCGACGAGCGCCTGCGCGGCCTCCTTGGGCAGCTTGTGTTCGGTCGCGAAAGCCGCGATCTCGCCCAAGGTCTTGTCGTTGAACGGCGCGTCCTCGGGCGCGACCAGCCCCAGCGCCTTGATCGCTTCCTCCGCTGCGGGCGTCGCTCCCGTCGCAGCCGCCGCGTCGGGCGTCTCTGTGGGAGCCTGCTCGCTCGGCGCGAGGAGGTCGTCATGCGGCGCGGCCGCGGCGCCTGGCTGCGCGGCAGCATCGGCCGGCGCGGCCTGCGCCGTCGGTTCGGCAGCGGTCTCGAGAAGCTCTACATCGCCCACGTGGCCATCCCTTCTCGGGCGGACAGGCCGCCCGGTGGTGATGGCCGATATCTATGAGCGTCTGACGGATGGCCCTTTCAAGGGCCGACCCGGATTATTGCGAGCGCAGGGCCGCCTCGACCGCGGCGCGCAGCCAGGCCGAGCGGTTCCGACCAGCGCGCTTCGCGATGGCCTGCTCGCAGATGCGGCTGACCCGAAAGAACAGCATCACGGTCTGCTTGCTCTCGCCCTGGACCTGCCGGCGGCCATAGCCGTTGCGGGCGACGCGACCACCCGCAGAACCCCCCGTCACCCGGGGCCCTCCGGCGGACGGATCATCCCGTCGGGGGTCATGTCCTCGAACTCCGCCCGCATCTGCTCGAGCATGGCCGGCCCGGTGACGAAGCGGACCCGCTGGCGCAGCCACAGCCCGACGTGCCGCATGCCGATGATGGCCTGCTGGACGCGTGCGCCCTGCTCGCCGGCGAAGCCGACCCCGAAGGGGTGCAGGTCGTCGTCGGTGCGGCAGTAGACGATCAGCGCGTGCAGGGCGCGCCGGCCGGGCTTGGTGGACAGCGCGACCCGCAGGTCCGCATCCGAGCGGTCGGCCAGGAAGCTGTCCATGGCCTTCTGCGCCTCGGTGTCGTCGCCCGTGGGCACCCGCCAGATGCCGTCCGGGCCGCGCCGCGGGCGGCCCGGGACTGCCTCGGGACTCATGCCGGGCCGCCCTGGGACGCCGCGAGCTCGGCCTCAGAGGCCCTCGCCGCGGACAGGTCCTTGACCGCGCCGGCGACCTCGGGCGCCGCCGCCACCGCCTGCGCGATGGCCTGGTCCTGCGCCCGCTGGGCCCGGAGCGCCGCCACGTCGTCCTCGTCACGCACGGTCGTCGGGTTGACCCCCGACATTTCGCTGTGCCGACGCATCAGGTCGTCCTTGTCGATGATGTCGAGCGCCGAGACGTCGCCCGTGATCGTGGCGAACTCCGCCCCGAACCGCGCGAAGTGCTCGAGGTTGTCGAGCCCAACCGCTCGCTGCGCGATGGCGACCTCGGAAATGTACTCGACCTTGACGTCCAGGCTACCGTTGCGCGCCGCGCGATCGAGGATCGACTGCGGCGGCCGCGGCACGATCCCGTCCTCGCCCGCCATCCAGGCCCCGACCGACGCGTCGATCAGGTAGCCCGACACGAGCTCGATCGCCGGCCCCAGCGTCTCGGGCGCCTTGCGCTCGAGCACCGGGCCCAGCAGCTGCAGCTTCTCGCGCAGGATCGCCCGCGTCTGCTCGGCCGTCAGCGGCTGGCTGCGCGTGTCGTTGAGAAGCGCGAGCACCTTGTCGGCCCTGTACGCCTTGCGGATCGCGTCGCGGACCTGGTCCTGCTTCGCGTAGAGCACCTCGAATGGAATGTTGATCTCGTGCAGCGGCCCGATCGAGTCGGGCCCCTGCAGCGCGTCGTAGTAGGTGATCTCCTTGCTGCGCAGCGAGACCACGCGGTTCATCATCGACGGGTGCGCCTTGAGCGGCGGGTCGACGGACTTCTTGAGCCCGTTCAGCCCGTCCATCTCCATCTCGAACAGTCGAATGACCATCGCGAGCGCCTGCAGGCCAGGCCACATCGTCCCGTAGGTGTTGTCGCTCGCGCGCTTCCAGCGCGCCGTGACGATCGGGAAGCGCTTGTATCCACCGCTGCGCAGCGGCTGCCACTTCGAGCCGGGGTCGCGCTCGTCGCCCTTCTTCTCCTCCCAATACCGCTCCTTGAAGGCCCAGCGGTCGGAGAAGGGGTGGCGCTCGATGGCGTCGACGTTGGGCGCGATCAGGTGCCGCACCGTGACCGGCTCCATGCGCTTGCGGTTCTTGTAGGCGTCGCGTGTCGCGGCGCTGACGACGTCCCAGCCGAAGGTCTCGACGAGCTTGGCGACCGTCATCGTGTAGCGGCGCGCGAAGCGGTTGGCCATGCCGTAGTCGTCGTCGCCCAGCCGGTACGTGCCCGGTGCGTAGTCCTCGCAGTGGATGACCTTGGTGTCGCGCGGGTAGATGCCGAACGCGCCGTGGCCGAAATCGAGGTCGTCGGTCAAGCACGACTCGAGCGAGGGGTAGAAGTTGGCCCTGCGCTTGGTGTCGAGCGCGATGTCGCGGAAGGTCGTGAGCCACTCGAGCTCCTCGACCGTCGCCGCCTCGCTGCGATCGGGCAGGCCGAGCAGATACCAGGGCCGCGCCGGCGAGGCGATGCCGTCGAGCAGGAAGCTGCCCGCGGTGTCGCTGGCGTCCATGGCCGTGATGTCGAGAAAGTCGGACATCGAAGCGTCGCCGCGGTTGGCGTCGCTCTCGCTCCACTGGTAGCGGGTGGGCCGCAGGTAGCGACCGCACAACTGCCAGCGGCTCTCGTAGCTGACCCCGCCGCTCCAGATGTCGTCGAACTCGCGGTCGAGCGCTTGGCGCTCGCTCAGGACCGGCTCGACCTCGACGGCCGACTCAGCCACCGATGACCTTGGCTCCCGCCGGCGCGGCGCCCGAGGGTCCGGTCAGGATCGTGCCCTCGTGCCCGCGGCGCGATAGCGCGGCCCGCCGGCGACGCTCGGCGGCGGCCGCAGCCGCCTGCGCCTGCTCGGCGCCCGAGGGCCCTGGCTGCGCCTTGGGCATGCCCGGCTTACGGACGGCCGAGTAGACGGTCGCAGCTGCGCCCAGCCCGGTCGCGATCGCTGGAATCAACGGAAGCGCCGGTCCCATCGCCCACCCTCCGCACCATGAGGCTCAAGGGCAGCCCCGACCACTGACTGACGCCCGTTCCGGCCCACCGGAATCCGAGCCACCGCAGCCAGCGCAGCGCGCTCTCGTAACGGTCGTCCACAAAGTTGTAGACCTCGCGGAACCCTGATTCCAGTTGTTCGACCTGGCGGACCGACTCCATCAGGAACCAGCGCCGGTCCTCCGCGACGCGCGGCGCGCCCAGCATCCAGATGCGCCCGCGCCCCTCGCCCTCGTCGACCACGCCCCACACCGCCTCGGGCACGCCACCCAGCTCGAACGCCCTGCAGGTCTGTGACACGAGCAGCGCCTGCTCGAGCGCCTCGAGCGGCGTCAGCATGAGCGGGTCGTAGGCTGCCAGCTCGTCCAGGTCCTCCTTGCGCAGCCGACCGGCCAGCGCGTAGGCGTCCGTCGGCACAGCGTCCCGGATCGCGCGACTCACCGCGCGCGCCCGACGCCGGGGCTCAGCTGGTCGGCCTCCCGCCTGTAGCCGGCGCTCGCCAGCCCGCCGCCGCGCCTGGTCGACGGGTCGATCAGCCCGAGCGCCGTGGCCACTTCGCGCGTGATGACCTCCTGCGGCGGCGCCACGACCTCCTCGGACAAGGTCAGCGCCAGCCCGACCGCCAGGTCCGGGCTCGGCAGGTTGTCCTGGTAGACGACCTCGATCTTGCCGTTGATCGGGCTCTGCTTCTTGCGCAGGCCGGTCAGGTCGAGGCGCAGGTCGGGGTGCTCGGGCAGGCAGCCGCCCGCAGCGATCCAGTCCCGCGCCGCGTGGAACAGCTCGGCCTTCCGGTTCCGAAAGCGCTCGTTGAGCGGCTTGCCGCCGAAGTCCACCCCGATCACGTTGGGCAGGTTGAGCGCCTGCAGCCGTGAGATCACCCCCTCGCCGCGCCCCTTGTCGACGAAGATCACCGCCGGCTTCCACTCGGCGTGGATCCGTGCCACGTGGCTCGCCAGGGTCTGATTCTCCATGCCCCTGTACACGTCCGGGCGCCAGGTCATCAGCCCCTGCCGGCGGAAGATCACGCTGCGGTCGCCGGTCTCGCTGAAAGCCACGTCGACCCCGAGAATCCGCGGCGCGAAGCGCCATGCCTCCTCGCGCAGCGTGCGCGTCATGGCCGCGTTGATGACCTCGAGCCCGATCAGCTGGTCGTCGCCGGCGGCCGTGAAGTCGTTGAGGAACTCGCGCCGGAAAGCCTGGTCCGACATCGACTCCTTCAGCAGCGCGATCTCCTGCGCCGAGAACACCGCGGTCTCGTACACGTCGTAGCTCGACGCGAGCATGCGCCCTGTCTGGTCAGCCTTGCAGCGGAAGTACATTTCCGAGAAGGCGTCCACGCCGGCCACCGTCGAAATGAACAGCGCCCAGCCCTTGCGGTCGGCCAGCGCAATCTGGATCACCGACTCCCACGCGTCGGGCGACATGATCGCGTACTCGTCGAGCACCGCGCCGTCGAGGTAGATGCCGCGCCGCGTGTCGGGGTCGTCGACGCCGATCAGCCGGATGCGCGGCCCGTGCGGCATCTGGACGTAGTGGTCCGACTCGCGCACGCGGATCCCCGGGACGACGCCCGTCGCGCGCTTGAGCTTGTCCCAAATCGTGTCGACGGCTTGCTTCATCTGCGGAGCGATGAAGCCGTAGACAGCGTCGGGCCGCGTGTCGGCGGCTGCCGCGTCGATCAGCTCCATTTCCGCGAGCGTGCTCTTGCCGCCGCGCCGGTGCACGACGACCGCGTGCACGGGCACGATCCCGGTCCACTCCCCGACGAAGCGGTCGGGCTTGCGCCGCCGTAGCAGGTGCAGCTCGCGCTGCCAGTTGCGCGGCGTGTACGGGATCCGCGCGACCTCCCAGCGATCAGCCACGCGACGCTCGCTCTAGAGGATCAGGAACTCGAGCCGGATGTGGAAGGTGCTGAACCCACACGTGCCCGTCGCGCCCGTGCACCACGCGCCCATGGTCCAGAAGTCCCCGACCCCGTCGAAGGCGTCCATGCCCGCGTCGAGCGGCTCGGCGCTGTAGAAGCGATGCCCGGTGCTGGCGACGGCAAGTTGCTTGGCGACCATCGCGCGGTTGGTCAGGTTCGGCGTCGGCAGGCCAGCCGGAATCAGGTTCTTGAACACGCCGATGTTGAGCTCGGGCGTGTTGGCCGCGGCCGAACAGTGGCCGCTGCATTGCAGGCGGATCAGGCGCATGGGTCGGCTCGGCGTCGGCCCGACCGCGGTCGCTGAGCTGCCCGCGACGATCTGCGTCGCGTTGGCCGTGACCGAAATGTTGATGGGGAACTCGATGACCTCGCGCAGCTGCATCGCCGCGATCATTTCGGCCGGGGGCGTTCGGGCCATGTCACTCCTCCGGGCGCCGGGGAGAGGGCGCCGCACCGGACAGACTGCGCAACTGCGCCCTGCGCTTCAAGCGTTACAGCCCCTCGACGAAGTCCGACGCCTTGGACAGCGCGTCATCCAGGCTCGGCGCGTAGCCGACCTTCGCCAGCGTGGGCCATCCCGGCTCGGGCGGGCGCGAGGCGCCGTAGACGAACAGGTCGCGCCGCACCTGCCGCACCCACGCCTGGATCGGGCCGTTCGCCGCGTCGTCGCTCGGCCAGAACGCGCACCACAGCGCCTGCGCGCACGGCGTCCGCACCCAGCGCAGCCGGGGCGGCGCCGCGCGACTCACGATGAGCCGGCGGCACCGCGGGCTGTCGGATCGCCCAGGAAGCTGCCGCGCGTCTCGCTGACCATGTCGGCCCCCTTGGGCACGCCGGACACGACGAGCACCCGCACCGGCGCGCCGTCGCTCTCGAGCTCGGCCGGCACCGTCTTGGCCACCAGCGTCGCGAAGGCGCGCGGCTCGACCGTCGCCAGCCAGCGCAGGTACTCGACCCCGCCCTCCTGGATCAGCGCCTCGCGGATCATGGCCTTGATGTCGCCGGTGTAGCGGTTGGGCACGCCCTTGCGCCGGCCCTGCCGACGCGGCCTGGCGGCCTCGACTCGCTCATCCTCCGTCATCTGCGACGGCGGCGGGCGGCGGTTGGGGTCGCGCTTCATCCTGGAATCAACCCCGCGGCGGCCTGCGCCACCCGCTGCGCGGCCTCAAACTCGAAGCGCATGTTGGCGTACTTCGCCAGCGCCCAGCACGACGACCAGCCCCCGCCATAGCTGCGCATCATTTCGCACGTGTCGTGCGCCTTGATCTTGGAGGGCTTCTCGACCACGAGCACGAAGGCCCCGTAGCGTGCGCCAAGCTCGCGGCACAGCTGCTCATACGTCGCGAGGGACAGCGTCGGCTCGATCTCGTGTGTCATGACGACCTCCGACGATACAGGTTGCCGACGGTGCTCCGAAGCGCTCCCCCGTCGTTGATCACGCACAGCCCCGACCAGCCCAGCGCGTTGCGCACGTCCCGCGCCGTGCAGCTCGCGAAGGGCGCACCGTCGCGGCTGACCTCGTAGGCGCGGCGCTTGGCCAGCTTGTCGACCATGAACTTGGCGGGACCACGCAAATGCATCACGGGTCTCCCGGCGGGCCTCTATCGTGCCACACCACCGCGAGCAGGACCAGCCCGAAGCAGCAGACCGAGATCGCCGCGCAGGCCAGCGCCACGCGCAGGTCGGGGCTCACTTGACCCCGAACACCTTGATCGGCAGCGTCCCCATCGTCTCTAGGTTGATCGGCGCGTCCGCCTTGGGATAGTCCGTCGTCGTCCAGATGACCATCGCCAGCGCCGTGCACAGCGCCGCCAGGTTCGACTCCGGGAACGACGTCGCCGCACGCAGCAGTCGCTCGGGGATGAACCGCGTCGTGCTGTTCTTGCCCGGACCCGGCGTGACCCGGCTCGGCATGCGCGCGATGTAGCTGTTGTAGACCGGATTGCAGGGGATCGTCGTGCCCGTGGCCCCGATGCCGCCCGGCGTCGCCCCCGGGCCCACGATGCAGCGCGCCGCGTGCGCGATCAGGTTGTCGATGTCCTCGATGGGCGCGCCGGCGTCGCGCAGGTCGCACAACCCGCCCAGCGCGATCGCCGTCATCCACACGATCGCGCTGCCCTGCCACAGCCCGTCCGTGCCGAAACTGAAGGCGTTTTTCTCCATGCCCCGCCCGATGGCCTGCTGCTCGAGCCACGCGACCAGGTGGTCGCAGGTCTCGCCCGCCAACGGCGGGAACAGGCCCGGCGGCAGGAACAGCTTGTGGTGCTTCGAGTAGACCTCCCAATCCACGAGGCTCGGGTAGCCGTGCGGCCACTTGCCCAACTTGGGCGGCGAGATCGACGGGTAGGGCTGCAGGAACACGCTGGTCCCGTTCGCATCGCGCCAGCCGTCGACCATGCGAGTCACCGCCGCGTCGCGGTCGGGGTTGCTCATCCCCGCCACGCGGATCAGCGCGGCCAGCCCCATGCAGTAGCCGTGCGTGCGCTGCTGCTCGGCCAGCTTGCCCTCTCGGAACTCCGGCCGCGTCAGCACGGCCTCGATGTACGCCTCGGTGCACAGCCGCCCGCTCAGGCTGTTGAAGCCCACCGCGAGCTCGAACAGCCGGTCGGGCGCGAGGTGCTGCAGCACGGCCTCGAACAGATACGGGCTCTCGGGCGTGGTCAGGTCCAGCTTGATCTGTCCGTCCCAGCCGTTGGCGCCCATGCGCCACCAGGGGTTTCCGGCTGCCGTGAGCGGCTTGCCGTCCCCGTCGTAGAACACGTAGTGCCGGCGCTTGAGCTGGAAGTCCACGAACGCCTGCGTCGCGTCGCACACGCGGTCCTGCTCGATCCCCAGCGCCGCCGCGAGGCTGCCCGCCCACAGCGCCTGGCACACCCGCCCCTCGCTCGTGCTGCTCTGCTCGGGGTTGGCGAACGGGACGTCGTCGAAGAAGAAGTCCGTGTCCGCCAGCCGCTCCATGATGTGCGCGACGGCCGCCGGGTCGTCGGGCATGTTCCTGGTGTGCCAGTTGCTCCACTCCCGCGGCGGGCTGTACGCGCACGGCTCGCCCATCCGCACGACCTCGGCGCACCCGAAGTCGATCACCCGATGCTGCGGCGCAGCCAGCTTCGGCTCGGCCCCGAACACGCGCAGCGTGCCGGCCAGCGGCTTGCCCAGCCCGGGATTGTTCCCGTCGCTCCAGCCGTTGCTGATCACCAACTCGGCGCGGTTGGCCTCGAGCTGCACGAACGCGTCCGGCGCCCCGACCGCACCCTTGATGAAGCCGCTCGAGGTCAGCGGCACCGTGACCTTGGCGCCGTCGTCGGGCTTCCAGGTCAGCGCGAGGGCGCTCATCCGAACAGGCTCCAGCCCCAATGGCCGCAGTAGCCGACGATGAAGCCCCAGGCCGCGATGGCCACAACGTCGATGGCGAGCGCGAGCAGCGTCGAGCCCTCGACCTTCGGGAAGGCGCTCATCCGATCACCACGACGCGCGAGAAGATCGCCAGCCAGCGCGCGCGTCGGATCGCCCGTCGCGCGTCACGCACGGACTCGAAGCCCTGCGTGCTCTGGTGCACGATCTTGTTATTGGCCGCCACGAGCCGCCAGTTGAACTTGCCAACGATCGCGCTCGCGTAGATTTCGTACCGATTCACGGAACTGCCCTCCAGGGGTGGGCTCTTGGTGCGCGGCGCCTGCGCAGGCCGCGTCATGCCGGCTCCTGCGTCAGCACCGCCTTGTTGCACAGCGCGGCGTTCAACTGCCGCGACAGCAGCTTCGCGATCCAGTCGCTCCCGAGCAGCGTGTCGAGCGACAGCGTCGGCGCCGTGTCGGGCAGCGCCATCGCGGACTCCCAATCGAGCGACGAGTACGTGGTCACGGTCCCGTCCTCGCGATAGCCCCACTTCCAGTTGAGCACGCGGTTGTTGGCGCCGTAGGCCAGCCCCACGCCCACCCCCGGCTGGCCCAGGATGCCGTCGCCGTTGAGCCACAGCGAGCAGGGGCCAGTCCCCGCGTTCTGCCACAGCAGGTTGCTCGCGAGCGCGACGGAGTTGACGTTTCCAACGACCACGCCGATGCCGCGGTTGCCTGCATCCACGGGAATGTCACGGCCCTCGCAGATGACGTTTCCGGCGAGGGTGCCGTTGACCCCGCCGACCTTGGGTGTATCGCCCCCTCCGAGCTGCAGGCCGATCCCGCAGCGCGCCACGAAGTTGTAGACCGCCGTCCCGCCGCTGCGCATCTGCAGCGCGTGGCTGCCCGCGTTCACGAACGAGCAGTTGTCGACGATGGTGTTGTTGAGACCGCAGTCGCTCTGGATGTAGATGGCGTGGTCGAGGAATCCTGCCTCGCCGCAGTCGACCAGCGCGTTCCGGCGAATCCGGATCGCGTTGCAGCGGCTCGCGTAGATGCCCTGGCCGAGCGTGCCGTTGATCTCGCAGTCGAGCACGCGCAGCAAGCCGATCTCGGTCGGCACCTCGTCGACCTCGTGCCCCTGCGCCACGATGCCCTGCCGGAAGCCCGTGAAGCTGCAATTCTTGACCTCGACCTTGGCGAAGGGCCCCAGCGCCCACACCCCCACGCACGAGTCGTCGGTCTCGGCCTCCACGTCGCCCGTGAAGATGTAATCCGTGTCCTCGACGATCAGCTCCTCCGTGTCGTCCACGGTCTCACCCCGCACCGCCGAGCCCGACGGGACGTACACCGTGGTCCGCGGCGGCAGCGCCGCCGGCACGGCGCGCCCGAGGATGGCCATGCCCATCGCCAGCGCCGTGTCCATCGACACGATCATCTGCTGCGTCATCCCCGTCCTGCTCAGCCGGTGGCGCACGCGCTCCCAGGACTCATTGGCCTGCACGCGCTCGGCCAGGAGCTGCTGTCGCAAGCGGGCGTCGGTCATCGGATCTCGGTCTCCTGCTGCGGGCTCAACCGGGAGTCGGCGGCGTCTTTGTCACCCGCCGCCGGCTCCCGCCGTGAGTCGGGCCCGGCCTCCGGGACACCACCGTCGGCCGGCTCACCGGATTCGCTCTGTCCCTGTCGCCGCACCCGCCGCTCGGCCAGTGCAACGTGCTGCTCGAGCAGCACGCGCTGGAACGCGCAGGCCGCACGCATGACGACGAGCGTGGCCTCGACGTCGCCCATCATGTCGGCCTGGGCGACCTTGCCCTCGGCCAGCAGGTCGGTCTCGGGCTGCAGGTTGACGATGGCGAGGGTCATCTGCGCGAGCGCGCCGACGACCTCGATGACCGTGGGCGGCTGCCCGTCGCTCGAGCTGAGTGCGAGCGCGATCTTGTGGCGCTGGCCGATGATCGGCACGCCGGCAGGCACGGCGCGCGCCCGCGGATCGATGTGCTGTCCCCCGTTCAGCGCGGGGCCGGGCGGACCGTAGCGCCGGCCGCTCACGGATCGATCTCACACCGATGCACTCGCGTCGCAATCTCGATGCCGTTGTGCGTCCCGTCGTCTGCGAGCCAGAACATCCACACCGAGCCCTTGCTGTCGAAGCCGACGTAGACCGGCCGGCGTGTCGGGCGCAGCGTCTTGAGCTTCACGACAGGAACCGGCGCATCGTCGGTCACGAGACAGTCCCTCCCAAGTCGACGGCCCACGCTACGGTCCCGCCAGCCCGACTTCCAGCCCGATCCGCGATCCCGCCCAGCGGCCCGTGCGGGCTCAGGACGCACGCCAAGCTCCCCCACGACGCCAGACACTCCGGACGGCCTCCACGAGCCCTGCGCGAACCAGGGACGTCCTGGAGTACCGTCGCAGGCGCAGGGCCTGCGTCTCGGTGCCGGTGTTCGTCACCTGGACGACCAGCCCGCCGGGCAGCGTGACGGTCGCGACCTGGCCCGGCTCGAGCACCAGCGCGTCGTGGAGCTGGGCCGCGGCCATCAGCGCGGCGCCCGCGACGCCGGTGGCCGCCGCTCGACGTTGCCGGCCCGGCTGGCGCGCCGCTCGGCGCGGGCGCGCTGGTCGAGCACGTCCCGCCAGTGGGCCTCGAGGCGCGCGCGCACCATCGCCGCGATGGCCTCGTCCTCGAGGTCGGTCGCCCAGCCGCGGGCCAGGACGGACTGCACCGCGGCATTCGCGGCCTCGTGTGCGGGCGGCGGCTTGGGGTGCGCCATCGCGGCGTTCATCACGGGCAGCGCCAGGGCCACGATCTCGTCGATGCGCTGGCAGGACTGGTGGGTCGTGTCCTTGCGCGCCCAGCGCGCCTTGACGCGGTCCACGATGCGGGTCACGAGGCTGGCGACGTCGCTCATGCGGAAGTCTCCCGTGGGTGGGTTTGGGTGAACAGGTCGTCGAGCACGTCCCAATGCTTGCGCAGCTTGGTGCCCGAGAGCACGTTGCGGCGCCAGTCGAAGCCGGGATCGCGGGGCGCGTAGTCGAGCTCGGCGGCGTTGCCCCCGAACAACCAGGCCAGGAGCGCCTTGACGTCGTCGGGGTTGCGGCCATCGGCCTCGACGAGCAGGCGCAGCTGCTCGAGGGAGGCGGGCGAGCGGACCTGGATCTTGGCGTCGGGCTTCCAGTGGGCGATCCACTCCGCGAAGCGATCGGCCAGCTCGGAGACGGCGGGGTCGACGACGGGCTTGGGCCGGGACGCCTTCCGGGCGTGGCCGTTGACGGGCGGGGAGGCCCCCGAGACCGCACCCTCGGGCGCAGCCCGAGGTCCCCCCTCGGAGGGGGGTATGGGGGGTTGTAGTTCTTCTACTCTCCTCTCCTCTCCTCTGGAGCGTGACAGAGCGTCTACCGTGACGCCTACGGTAGACGTCACGGTGACGTCTACAGAATCGGCCGCTTTTCGGCCCTCTCGCCAGCGCCGTTGGCGCTGTGTGGCGAGGTGTCTGGCGCGATCCTTCGCGGCCGTGCGTGACCAGAAACGAGGCAGGATCAGGCCATCGCGGCACGTATGTGCCCAGCCTACTGCGACCATTGCGTCGCCCATTCCATCGAGCCTGCCGGCCATGTCGGCCCACTTCGGTGTCGCTGATCTGATAAGGCAGTCAGAGTCTGGATCGTCGCTCATGGCCTCTCCGCGCTCCCTCGCGAGGCCCCATAGGCGCAGGAGCGCGACGACGACAGCGTCACAGCGGCGTGACGTAGGCGTCACGGTAGACGTCACGGTGACGTCTACAAGGGCGGCGATTGCGTGGACCTTCGGATCGTCCGGGAGGTCGGGGCGCATGGCGATCCAGTCGACCATCAGTTGGGCTCGGGCCCGAGGTCGACGGGCCTGTGGTCGCTGGCGTGCTTGAGGGCGTCGCGCAGGAGGGCGCGAGCGGCGTCCGGGCTCATGTTGTGAGCAGCGACCTCGGGGAGCTCGTGGTCGCCGTAGCGGATGACGAGGAGGACCTGGCAGTTGGTGGCGTCGGCGGCTTGCCCGATGGCCTCGAGCACCATGAGCATGCCGAGCGGGATCTTGGGGTCTGGCATCAGCGTGTCCTTGTGGCTGGCTTGGTGGGCTGCGTGACGACCAGGGGCCGGTACACGACCGACACCTCGACGAGCCGCTCGCCCGGGTTCAGGCCGAGCTCGAGAGTGGCGGCGGGACCGATCAGCCAGGCCATGCCGGGCTTGAGGTTGGTGAGGCGGCCGGAGGGGCCGACGACGGCGTAGGCGATGATCTCGACGAGGTCAGAGGGCATTGGAGGGCTCCGTGGCGCGGCGCAGCTTCCAGGTCGCCCGCTTGCGCCCCTGGACGCGGGCCCAGGCCCTCGGCTCGACCGGCAGGCCCGCGGCCCTCCTGAGCCAGTAGGCGGCCTGACCGCCCTGGACGTGCTCGGGCAGGACGCGGATGACGCGCCAGCCGCGGGCGGCGGCCTCGTTGTACTTCTCGGCGTCCTGGCGGAAGTGGGCGCCGCGGCCGTGGGCGCCGCCGACGAAGGCCCCGCCCTCGACCTCGAGGGCCAGCATCCAGGACGGCCAGGCGGCATCGAAGCGCCAGCGGCGAGCCTCGTGGAATGGGTGCTCGAGCAGCGCGGGCCCGAGGGACTCGACCACCTGCGCCACGAGCTGCTCGACGACACTGGCGCCGCGGGCGATGTCGTGGCGGACCTTGGCTGAGTGGCCGGAGGGGCTGGTCGTCAACGCACAGACCCCTGGCTCGACACGCCGCACGCCCTCCCGGGACAGACGGGCGCCGCCAACTGCGCCCACGGGAGGAAGCGTAGCGCCGGCGCGCGGCGAGATTCAAGCCGGACAGGCTGGCCGGTGTGCTATTGTCCGCGACCATGCCCCGGACGTACCCGCCCTACAGTCGCAGCAGCACGAGACGGCGCGCGGCGCGCGACCTGGCCGACCTGCGTCTGGCCTGGCACTGGAGGCAGGAGGACATGGCCAGGTACCTCGGGATCAGCGTGCGGACCCTGCGACGTCTCGAGCACGGGGCCCTCGAGCCGTCGGGGGTGCTCGGGAAGCTGGTCGCCATCTTGCTCAAGTCGGACGAGCCGCCCGACCGATAGAGGATTTGACACCGGCCAGGATGGCCGGTATAAGAGAGTGCGTCGGGAATCCCCCCGGCCCTGACGTGGAGGTCAGACGATGATCGACGACGACGAGGTCGACGGGCAGCCGGTCACGCAGCCGTGCGAGCGGTGCGCCAATGAGCTGCCCTGCCAGGCCATCCCGATGATGGGCTACTCGCTCTGGCTCTGCCGGACGTGCGCGGCCGCCGCCTATCACAACGAGGAGGCTGTATGACCACGCCCACCGTTTCCCCCGAGGTCGCGGCGGTGCTGAGAAAGGCCGCCGAGCTGGGCCCGCGCATGCTCGCAGGGCGCACGTTCCAGGGAGCGTTCGGCCGGACGAGCCGCTACCGCGTGATCCCCTGTTGGTATGACCCGCTGTATGGGGTCGGCAACTGTGAATGGGTTATCCAGCGCTGGGACGACTTCACGCGCGAGTGGCGTTACAGCGCTGGAGCCATCGACGGATTCAAGACGCGGCGGGCGGCGTGGGCCGTGGCTCGCGTGATGGCCGGAGCGAGGCCATGACCGACGATGAGTTCGCGTCGCTAGCGCAACTGTGCGAATGCGCTTCGCGCATGGAGCTTGAGCGCGTCGCGCCCGCCGCCATTCCAATGCTTATCGCTCACGTCGGCAGGCTCAACGCCAGGCTCGATGAAACCAATGCCCACCTAGAGTGGGCGCGCGATGATGGCAAGCGCCTGGCCGCTCAAGTCGCCGCGCTCAGAGCTGCGGCGGGAGAGGAGCGTGCATCGTGAAGGACGAGAGGCAGATCCGCGACCGGATCGCGGCCATCGAGGCTGACGAGCGCATGAGCTACAAGCCCGCGAACGTGATGGTCAACGCGCCGCTGGCGCTGATCCAGGTCGAGGGCAAGGCCGTCTCCCAGGCCCTTCTATGGGTGCTCGATGAGGCCAGCTACTGCGCCGGCTCGTATCCGGATAGGACACCGCGATGACCGCCCAGCCGATCACCGAGGCGCAGGCAAGGGCGGCCAAGGCCAGGTGCGATGCGCTGCCGCACGAGGGCCACACTCACGACTCCCGAGGCATGCCCACCGGTAGCGGCGCGTGCGCTATCTGCGGCCTGAACTTCCGCCACTTCATCCACACGCGCGTAGGGGCGAAGGACTGGCGAGCAGCCGACGACCTGCCAGCCGCTATCGCCTGGCGCGAAGTAGCCCTGCCGCTGCTGGTCAACTACCGCGACCTCATCGAGCGACTTGGACTGCCGCCCAGCGCCAAGGATCGCATCCAGTCCGCCCTTGACGCCCTGCTGCCGCCGGAGGCCCCATGACTGCCGAGTCCACGCTGTTCCTGTTCGCGCTGGCGATGCACGCGGGCTGCTGGTACTGCTGGCTGCTCGTGCAGCAGGATATCCGCGGCAAGGCCGAGCGAGCTGCCGAGCACCTCGACGCGCAGGCCAACCGCATCAGCCTGCACCGCCACCTTGGAGGCCGCCCGTGACCGACCTGCCGCTGCTCACCGTCTCGGCCAAGCGCACTTTCCAGCGCTGCGCACGCGAGTACCAGTACAGCTACGAGCAGCGCTACCGCCCCATCCGCACGAGCGGCGCCCTGCGCTTCGGCACCCTGTTCCACGCCGCCCTCGAGGCATGGTGGCGCGCCGCGCAGGCCCCGGACGCCGACCGCTACAGCGCCGCGGTCGACGCGCTGCAGGCGGCCGTCACCCCCGAGACCGACGAGTACGAGCTCGCCCGCGCCCACGCGCTGCTCGTCGGCTACGACACCCGGTGGTCCGAGCAGGCGCTCGAGGTCCTGGCGGTCGAGGTCGAGTTTGCGACCTCCCTCGTCAACCCCGAGACCGGGGCCTCGAGCAAGACCTGGCGCATGGCCGGCAAGCTCGACGCGATCGTCCGCGACACCGACGGCCGCGTGCTCATCGTCGAGCACAAGACCTCGGCCGAGGACATCAGCCAGGGCAGCGAATACTGGCGCCGCCTGCAGCTCGACCAGCAGGTGTCGGACTACTACGTCGGCGCGCGCGCTCTCGGGTACGACGTCGCCGGTTGCCTGTACGACGTGATCGGCAAGCCCGGCCTGCGGCCGTCCCGCGCCACGGCCCCCGAGGACCGCAAGTACAAGAAGGACGGCACGCTGTACGCGAATCAGCGCGAGGACGACGAGAGCGCCGATGCCTTCCGCGAGCGGATGCTCGAGGCCCTGGCCGAGAACCCTGATCGCTACTTCCAGCGCGGGCCCGTCGTGCGGCTCCAGGAGGAGGAGCGCGACGCGGCCTTCGACGGCTGGCAGCTCGGCCGGCTGATCCGCGAGGCGCAGCTCGCGAACCGCTGGCCGCGCCGCGTCGACTCCTGCGTGACCTTCAACCGCACGTGCAGCTTCTTCGACGTGTGCTGCAAGGTCGCGTCGCTCGAGGACCCGTCTCTGTTCCGCAAGGCCGCGGCGCCCCACGAGGAGCTGTCGGCCGTTGCATCTGTTACCCCCGAAGGAGGGCCCACCACGTGACCGTGTCGACACCACCCGCCACCAAACCCGCCGCGCCATCGCGCATGGCCCTGTCGTCCGTGACGCGCGGCAAACTGGTCAAGCCGCCGCGGATCCTGCTCTACGGGACCGACGGCATCGGCAAGAGCACGTTCGGCAGCCAGGCGCCGGCGCCCATCTTCGTGTGCGCCGAGGACGGCACGGCCTCCCTGGACGTCGCGCGCTTCCCCGAGCCCGAGACCTGGGCCGAGGTCTTGTCGGCCGTCGACGCGCTCAGCGGGCCGGCGCACCACTTCAAGACGCTCGTGTTCGACACGCTGGACTGGATCGAGCCGCTGATCCACACCCACCTGTGCACGAGCAACGGCTGGAAGGACATCGAGGCGCCCGGCTATGGCAAGGGCTACATCGCGGCGCTTGACCAGTGGCGGCTGCTCCTGTCGCGCCTGGATGCGCTGCGCGAGAACCGTGGCATGGCGATCGTGCTGCTCGCGCACGCCCTCGTGCGGTCGTTCAAGAACCCCATCGGGGACGACTTCGACCGCTACGAGCTCAAGCTGAATGCGAAGGCTGGCGCCCTGGTCCGGGAGTGGGCCGACGCCGTGATCTTCGCCAACTACGAGACTCTGACCGACAAGCGCGACAAGCGCGTGCGCGGGGTGTCGACAGGCGCGCGGTTCATCCACACTGAGTACCGCGCCACCTGGGACGCCAAGAACCGCTACGGGCTGCCCGAGCAGCTCCCGCTGTCGTGGGCCGACCTCGAGGCCGCGATCGGCGGGGGCCACGGGCCCCAGCTCGAGCAGCTGCGCGCCGAGATCGACGCGCTGTTGCCGCAGGTCGACGAGCAGACGAGGACCCTGGCGGGCGAGTACCTGGCCAAGAACGGCGGCAGCGCCGAGGCCATGTACAAGCTCGTGGACCGACTCCGCGCGAAGGTCGCGCTGACCACCACCACCCAGCCGGCCGAGGCCGGCGCATCGGAGACCAAGACCGCATGATTCCTCCAGGCACCTACCGCGCCCGAGTCGCCAGCCCGGACTCGCACCAGTTTGGCTACTCGAGCAACGAGACCGAGCAGATCGCGCTGACCTTCAAGTTTCTGCAGGAGCCCTTCGCGGGGCAGTACATGACCTGGTTCGGCTTCTTCACCGACAAGACCAAGGAGACGACGTTCAAGACCCTGCGCGCCTGCGGCTGGCAGGGCGACGACCTGGCCGACATGAGCGGGATCGACGCCAACGAGGTCGACTTGGTCATCGAGACCGAGCTCGACCAGCAGGGCCGCGAGCGGTCCCGCATCCGCTGGGTCAACGAGCTGGGCGGCGGCAAGGTCAAGATGCAGAACACGATGACGCCCGAGCAGCAGCGAGCCTTCGCGGCCCGCATGAAGGGCACCGCGATCGCGCTGCGCGAGGGCAAGGGCCCCGCCAAGCCGCCGCGCCCGAGCGACGCGAAGGTCCGCCAGGACGCCGCCGCCCACGGCGCCGTCGACGAACCGCCGTTCTGATGAACACTGAGCCCCGCCGCCCTGGAGATTCCGTCGCGCCCCAACCGCGACGCTCGACCTCCACGTCGACCAACGCCCTCCGGGGCGGCGGGTCTCTTACCCCGCATGAAAGCCCGTCCGATCAGGCCGCGCCGCGCAGCCCTTCTTCCCCTTCTTCCCGGCACGCGCGCGGTTCTCATGCCCTATTTGCCCAGGGTCCTGGTCGGGCGGGCCTCTTTCTGCTGGGCTACCCGCGCGCCGGCGAGGCGACCGCATTCGAGTGGCGCCGCTGCCAGCTGTGCAGCGAGCGCGTGCTCGAGACCGAACGTATCTTCATGTTCAGCGACGTGCTCAAGGAGCGAGCGCACCTGTGCCTCGCGTGTGCCGAGGACCAGGAGGGCGGTGACCGCAAGCTGACCGCGCGCGAGGAGTGCACCGACGCGATGGCCGCATGGGAGGAACGACACCGTGAACGAGACTGATCGCTACGACAGCTTCGATGTCCGGGCCGAGAACCCGACCGAGTACCAGAGCGTCCGCAACGACCCGGCTCCGCTGGTCCAGGGCGACCCGGTGGCGGTGCGGCTGCTCATCATCGTGTGCGTGATCTTCGCCTGCGTGCTGATCGGCTTGGTCGCGTGGCCCGAGCGGCTGGAGGGCGGGCTGTGAGGCGACCAGTCGGCATCCCGTGGCTCATCGTCATCCTCCTGCTCCTGGTGGCCTACGGCGCGCAAGCCGTGGTCTGCGGCGCGATCTACTTGGTCACGCATCCTGAGTTGATCGGGGCGTGGTGGGCTCGCCTTCAGTCGGGAGCCACCCCATGACAGCGCCCCGGCTCGACGTTGAGGCGGCGCGGGAGGCGCTGATCGCGTACTACAGATATCCGAAGGATGCTGCTCTCATCGAGGCGCTGATCGACGCCAAGATCGCAGAGGCACTGGCTGAGCGCGACCGCAGCAAGCCGACGGGAGAGAACCCATGACCAGCGAGGTCGAGACGGCGCGGGAGATTCTCGCGGATGCGCTGCACCGCTTCGTGCGGCAGCGGGATGCCCGCATGACCGCAGGGGGCGTGCGGAACGCCATTGACTACCTCATCCGCACCATCGTGGCGTCGGAGCAGCGCCTCGCGATGATCTGCCCGCCCACCGAGCCCGGTGGCGTGGCCTCGATCATCGGCGCGATGCAAGACATGCCGGCTGGTGACGACGGCACCGGGGGTACTCGACCAACGGTCCCGGGCGCAGCTCCTTCGGGGGCTGTATGCAAAGGCTCGCCGTCGCCAGCCGGCACTTCGCCTGTCGAGGCGGCGGCGCCAGAGCGTGGATTGCTGCTGCGGATGTACCAAGTTGCCAGGGCGTGCAGTCGCGGCCTCGATGCCGAGTATCAAGCTGCGACCCGGCTGTGCCTGAACGCTAGCTACCTCGGCGTGCCGGACTTCGAGCGAGCCCTGGCCGCCCTCTGTGAGCGCGAGTACCAGCGGGGGTACCGCGACGCTATGGCCGTGCGTTACGCGCAGGAGCGCAACCCATGAAGCTGCGCGACGAGGAGGGCAACGAGTACGAGGTACACCGCGTCGTCGAGTTCGGTGAGACCGTGAGCCACGGCATGCGACCCAACGACATCATCATCCGCCCCGTGCCGGCGCCCGACGAGGTCAGCAAGCTTGTCAGCGACCTTGTCGTGACTGGCGCGGTGGGCAACGCTTGGGCCAAGCTGGTCACGACGCACATCCGCGCCATGCTCGCCCGGCAGACCGAGCGGCAGCGGGCCGACGAGGCGCTGGTGAATCATCGGCTTGAGCACAAGGCGCACCACTCCACCTGCTACGAGTACATCCGCCTACTTGAAGCCTGCATCGCCGCCCGCGAGCCGGCCCGTGAGGAGAGTGCGGCGTGAATCCATGGTGGCTGCTGCTGATCGTACCCGCCGCGCTGGTCGCCGGCGCTGCGCTGCTCTGGTGGATGATCGGCTCCGCCATGGCCGAAATGATCGGCACACGGTGGTGGCGATGAACAACGCGCCGTGCCGCTGGGGCTTGCTGTGGCGCTCGCTCGACAGCGAGCACGTCATGTGGCACGACCTCAAGCCGCTGCTGTTCCAGACGCGCTCAGAGGCGCGGGCGTGGTCCAGCGAGCGCTACGGCTACATCCGCACCAGACAGGACCTGCGCCGCGCACCGCACGGCTGGCGTGTGCCGCAGCCCGTCCTGATCGACGTGGTGTTGCGGCCGGTCCGAGTGACAACATGAACGCGGGTAAGGAACCTTTCCCATTTCGGGAGGAGTGAACGATGAAGTACGCATCCGCCTTTCTGCTCGCCGCTTTCGTCAGCCTAGCGGCAGCCCCGCCCGGCACCGACGAGTTCGCTGTCACGCCGATGGACTGGCGTGGTCACGGCTTCCTGCGCATCGACAACCTGCCCACGCAGCAGGGCCTCGTCGATGTCATCACGCCCTGGGAGCACGACTGGTGCGTCGTCCGCTTGGACGACGGCCCGTGGTCCCTGCCCATCCCGATCAACGCGCTGGGCGGCAACAAGCTGGCCGTCGAGGTGACCGTGACGTTCTGCGTCTCGTTCCCGCTCATCGCGCCCTACGGCTCGGTCGTCGGGTACAGCCAGCCGGTGCAGTACACCGTCTCGGCCGGCGAGCCGGGCGATGATGATTCGCTGGAAGCGGACGTGGCGAAGGTCAAGGCTGCGGTCGCCGCCATCGGTGGCGTCCACGTCCCCTGCAACTGACACGTTCTGCAGCGCGGCGGGGGATGGAGAGCTGTCGGGGCATCCCAACGGTTCTTCCCCTTTTCTTCTCGCCCCCGCCTCCGCACCGCCGCGCTGCCTTACCAATAGGAGACCGATCCGTGAACATTCCTACGCTGACTGAGACCAACTGGACCGCGCGCCTCAAGTGGCTGGAGTACGCGAAGGCCGTGCGCGCCCGGTGGACCGACGAGGACGACCTGCTGCGCGCGACCTACCGCTCCATCGCGCTGGGGCAGCGCGTGCTCGACATCCGCCAGGTCATGCGCGGCGCCGGCGTGGACGCGCTGGGTCGGCCCGTGCTTGCCATCGCGCGGGCCGACAAGCAGCGCGTCGCTTTCGGTGAGTACAGCGGCGGCGGGCACTACCGTGCGTGGGCCTTCATTGCGTGCGGGCACTTCTACCTCCGCCCGCGCATGGACGACACGTTCCTCGGCCGACCCACTTTTGTGATGAGCAACGATCATCAACGCTGGTACAGCGGGCACAACCGCCTCAGCGCACTCGTCCCGCTGATCCCGCCCGCGCTGCGGCCCGCGCCCGAAAAGCTGCCCCAGTTCCACATCCTGTGGGAAGCCGATTGGGACGCGGCACCGAAGGACCCGCTGCTGCTGCGGCGCGTCCGCGGGCCGATGTTCGCGATCGTCGCGCAGTGGGACCTGACCGAAGTCGAGCGTGCAGTTCTTCAGGGCCGTCTCGGAGGTTGACCCCATGTCGAAGCTGACCGCCGTTGCCGTTCTCGCGCTCGCC